CATTGATATTTCTAAGAGTTTCTATATGAAGCTGATATTTTTCTATTCTTTCATTTAGTTCTGCGTTAAGCATTACCTCAGATTGTTTAACACCTTTTTCCATTTGATATTTTTCTTCTAGTTCTTTAACTTTTTCTTCTAGTTCTTTTATAAGTAAATCTTTATCTTTGATCATTTTTATACCATATAGCTAAAACATATCTATTTCCAGAAATTATTTTTTTTACTCCATGTAAATAATATTTTCCATCAAAAAATAATACTCTACCAGTAATAGGAGTAAAAATTGTTCCATCTTCAAAATAAGTTTGACCTCCTTCATAATTATCATTTAAATAACATATAGAAGATAAAGTTGTTTTATTAGAAGTATTATCAAAATGAAAGTCTTGAAAAGAATTTTTAGGCCAATAAACAATTTGAGCCCAATCAATGATTGAATTATTAATTGTTTTAGAAATATTATGAATTTTATTTATAAAATCTATTTCTAAATCTTCTTTTTTTAAATCTAAAGGAAAAACATCTCTAAATTTTTTAGCTTTATTTTTGTTTTTTTTATAAAAGTTTATTGTATTTTTGCAAAATTCTTTTGAATTTAAATTATCTTTTATTAATACTATCATTTTTTAAAGTAAGCAGGCAATCCTAAATGAGGTCTACGATCATATAAGTTTTCTTTTGATCCTTTTGTTTTTACATTATTATAATGTAAAAATACTTGAGCACAATTTTCTCCTTCAAAAGATTCTCTCCAGTGTTCTAATTCATTACCTCTATAAACAAGCATATCTCCTGGTTTTAAATCTACTTTTACTCCTTTTAATTCCTCTTTACCAGATGGTTCTAAATAAATTGGCCAAGGATCTCCTCCAAGATTTAATGTAGTAGATATTTCACAACTAAATCTATCTTTATGACGTTTTAAAATATCACCTTTTTTATAAATTCTAGCATAAGAATAATTAGGATTTAATTTTAATTCTGTATTTTTTTCCATTAATGGTAAAAGTTTTTCAAGTAAAGTTTCCATTACAACATCAGCATAATGCGAATATGTGTTTGGCACTTGTACATCTGCCCATATTCCCCATTCATTTGTAAATGGCGAAATGTATCTATTTTCAATAAATGTTTTAGCTACTTTTCTTTTCATTATAAAATAATTATAACAAAAATCTGTAAGTTCTTTAGAGATTGCTTTTTTAATAACTGTATATTTATTTTTTTTAAAATTCATTTTTATTTAAATGGATATCCTAAGTTCCAAAGGACTAAAGAATATCTTGTTCCTTTCGTTACTGGTTTAACTCTATGCCATACATGAGAGGGGAATACAACAATAGATCCTCTTTCTGATATTTCAGCACATTTTCTTACTTGATTTTTATCTGGATCATTATTTCTAAAATCAAATTCTAATTCTCCTCCTTCATAATCCTCAGGATTTGACAAAGAGCAGGTCACAGACAACTTTCTAATTTTATTGTGTTTATAGGGTTCATCTGGGCAATTGTAAGGTGCTGGCCAAGAATCACAATGCCAATCATAATATTGATTTAATTTATATTTTGTAAACTGACAACTCTCAGACCAGTCCCATTCAAAATTCCATCCAGCTAATTTATTTGCTTCATGAATGTAAGGATGTATTTCTTTATATATCCAATTATCATTTAACCATACTACATTTGAATCTCTTCTTTGTTTTAAATCATTAATTTCTTCTTTAGTTAGAGGAGTGCCTTTATTTGCTTTTTCTGATAGATTTCCAATAAGTGCTAATTGTTCTTTTTGTAAATTAGCATATTTGATAACCTCATCACAAAATTTAGAAGTTAAAACATTTTTAAAATAATAATAATGATGATGTAAGTTCATACTTTATTTTTTATATAACTTATTTTTATTATATTAAAACAAAAAAATCAACTTTAAATTTTTAAGAAATAGACCAAGTAGATGTATTGGAATTCCAGATATAAGCATTGTTTTCTTGATCTTTTGCTGTCCATCTTAGATTACTTTCATCCCAGTCGATAAAATACCTTTTATTTTGTTCATTAACAATAATGGTAGGATATAAAACAGGAGCTATCCAATCTCCATTTGAATTAAGAGTCCAAGATGAATAGGGTTGTTGAGATATAAACATATCTAAATTAGAATTATATTTCATTCCAATACTAGCATATGTTTTTCTAAAATTACTGTTGTAAGAAGTTTGAACCCATTTAACTCCATTAGGACTAAAATTATTTAAAGATTGAAAATGTAAAGCTGCTTGTTCAGATAATTCTCCACCATTATTTGCAATATCTTGATTGCAAGCCGTAAGAACTCTAATTACTATATTATTTATATCTAATTCTGCAAAATGAGCCATATGATTAAGTAATTGTAAAACTTCCTGGAACTGTAAATGTTAAAATAGTAGCAGATCCGTCAGGAGCTGGACTTGTTGTTTTAGTATTTGTTCCTGGTGAAACAGAAATTCTAGGTCCATTAGGTCCAGCTGTTCTTACAATAACAATACCTGAGCCTCCCTGTTTAGATGGATTAACTTGACCACCGCCTCCTCCACCTCCTCCAGTGTTAACTGTTCCATCTGATCCTCCAGAACTTCCTCCACTTGGATTAGCGTCTTGCATACCATTTCCACCACCTCCTGGTCCTCCTGTACCACCAGAAACTGGTACACCAGAATCATTACCCCCTCCACCACCGCCACCACCTCTTGTAGTAGAAGTTCCATTAATTGAATTTGCTAAACCATTTCCTCCTGGACCTCCACTTGTTGGAGTACCTGCAGTTCCTGCAGATCCTGCACCTCCGCCTCCACCAGCTGCTTGTGGAGAAGGAACTCCATTTGCTCCATTATTTCCTTGTGATGGACTTACTGGAGGAGTGTTTCCATTTCCAAATCCTGGAACTAGACCACCTGCTCCACCACCACTACCACCTGGTCCACCTGTTGCTCCTGGAAAACCTCCGCCTCCACCACCACCTGTAGATGTTATAGTTGAAAATACTGAATCACCACCTTGTCCACCTCGACCACCTGGATCTGGAGCTGGATTAGAAACCCCTGCACCTCCACTACCAACTGTTACACTTACCGGTCCTGGACCAAAACTTAATTTAGTTCCTCCTGGAAAAGATGTACGGAACCCTCCTGCTCCTCCACCACCACCTGATCCTCTGTTACCACCACCACCGCCACCTGCTATTACTAAATAATCAAAAGAAACAACAGCCGCTGCTCCTCTAAATTGACCAATAGCTATTTGTCCTGATGCTGGTATTGGACCATTAGGTGCGGGTGTTCCGGGACTTACTAAAGGTCCTCCTAAATAATATTCTGATAATGCTATTGGATTTGATCCACCAAATTCTGTTTGAATATTGGAAAGTCCAACGTTAGTCGAAGGGACAGCCATTTTTTAAGCCTCCTTTTTTAACGAATTAATTTGATTTTGTAAATTTTTAACACATTCAATTAACAGACAAGTTAATCTGTCATATTTAATTGCTTTAGTTCCATCAGGTCTAGTTCCTACTATTTCTGGTAAAACTTGTTCTATTTCTTGGGCAATTACTCCAACATCTTTTTTTCTATTAAAATAATTATCTTCCCCACCTCTTGAATCTAAGAAATCTTTTTTCCAATCAAAATAAACACCGTTTATTTTTGAAACCATGTCCATTGGATTAGGTATGATATTAATGTTTTCTTTAAATGTTATATCTGAAGAATAAAAAGCAACAACGTCATTGGTAGCTCTTATAAGTCCAGTTGTTCCACCTGCAGGAGTACCTACTCCTAAAGAATCAAATTCAACATCACTAGCAGTTCCAAGACCTATAGAAGTTCTTACAGTTGCTCCTGATTCAGTAATAAAATTAGTTCCATCTCCAACTATGAAATTACTATCTGTAGGAGTTAAACCAGCTATGTCTGATAATTGTGCATCAAAAGCTTGAACATCTGTTCCTACAACAAGCCCTGCTAATTGATTTGTTATCTCTACAACGTTAGTTCCATCTGAATAAACTAAGACAGCATTTTTTTCAGTTGTTCCAAATGTAAATCCTGTACCCCCTACTGTTTTAAATTGAACAGTAAAAGCACCTGTTGTACCATTAATAAGTGTATATGTTTTTTCAATACCATTTGGAATAGTTACTATTTGATTTCCAGTAATAGTTCCTGTAAATTTTATAACTGCATTTCTTGCAACAGATAATGTTGGTGAATTTGCAATTGTTAATGCTGTAGTTTGAGCACCACCAGCTATACTTTGTTCTCCGTATCCAGCAATAGCTTGTTGGATTACGTTTAGATTGTCATTAGTTTTATCTCCCCATGTACCAGCGTTTTCGCCAGTGACCATAAGTTCTATTTTAAGATCTGTAGAGTAACTTGATGCCATTTATGCTCCTAATTAATTAATTAAAATAATATATTTAAGCAGCTAAGTCAACCGGAGTCCAAGTATTAGAAGCTCCTGTTTGTACTTCTGCCCAAGCCGTAATATTAGCAGAACCTGTGTTAATATTCAAGCGACTACCCGTAACATTTACTGTAGCATTTCCAGTGGTTGTTGCTTGTCCTGCTATTAAGTTTATTCGAGATCCGGATACATCATATCCAAAGGCAATTGTAACTTGACCTGTATTAAAGTTAATTTGAGAGCCTGTTACAGAAACATTAGCTCCAGCACTAGTATCTTCATTTCCTATTAAAACATTAACTTGAGAACCAGTAACTGGAACTTCAATAGTTGGGAAACCTAAAGCATTACCCTGTACTACATTTATTCGAGATCCAGTAACATTTACATTAGCATCAGCAGTAATAACAGCCCCTGCTAGTCCTTCTGTAATATTTAATTGAGACCCAATAACATTAATATTTGCGTTTGCACTAGTTGTTACACTTGAAAGGAATATTACTACATCATCATCTTCGTCTACATTAACAAAAACGTTTCCGTCTATTTGAATATCAACAGGGTGAACAAAAGTTGCTAAAGCAGATCCTGTAACTACTGTTATAACATCATTTTCTAATCCCCAAGGAACATCTCCCCAACCAGAAACACCCCATCCAGCATCAGGTTGAAATTCTGTTGTAACTGAACCTTCGTCTAAATTAATCTGAGATCCAGTAACTGATAAATTACTATCAGCATTTGGAGTTACTGGTGTAATAGATATATTATTCTGAATTCCTATTAAATTAATATTAGCATCACCTATTATAGATTCTTCTCCAATTAAAGTATTGATTTGAACACCCGTGGTATCAACATCAGAATTAGCTGTGGTTGTTATTCCATTTTGTGATACATTTAATTGAGACCCAGTAACAAAAGCATCTGTTTTAATATCTTCAGTTACACCATTTATTAATAAATTAACTTGCGTTCCTATTACATTAACAGGTGTTATTAATTCTATAACTACTGAATTTTGTGTAACATTAACTTGTGTTCCGGTAAGAGGTACAATTACATCATCTTCTTCGCCCCAAGGCACTTCTCCCCAACCAGCAATACCCCAACCAGCCTCTGGTTGATATTCTGTTGTGACAGAACCTTGTAACAAACCTATTGATAAAGATAATCCGCCAAATGAACCGTCGCCAAACTCTCCGTTATCCCAAGCGATTATACCAGGTGATGATATGATTACTGTTTCGTCAGCCATGTTATTTTCCTAACATGGTATGAGCACCAAGTGGTGATATGTAAAATATAATATCTGCCACTTGGCCCTCCTTAAAATTTACGCGTTACCAATTCTAATAATTGCAGCGCTCGTTGTAAATGCTGGGAACTGAACTGTAAAAGTTCCAGCAGTTGCGGTTTTTGCTCCGCCAAAGTCTAATACAC